GGTTGTGGCTATAGTTGTGTTGTTTGTGCCGAAGGTTTGGGTAGTGCCTGTCGCACCCGACGCGACTGTAGTACTCACAGTGGCTGCAGTTGTGGCATTCGTAGCATTCGTAGCATTCGTAGCATTCGTCACTGCAGTGGTGCCAATAGCAGCAACAATATCTGCTGCGGAAGCTGTGGAGATCGCACTTGTGCCGTTCCCTCTAAGAATACCCCCGCTTGTGAACGAAGACGCGCCTGTGCCGCCGTCTGCAACAGCCAAATCCGTAGCTAGTGTTAAACTTGACAGGTGATTGTTTTGGAAGCTGAAGTCGGTGCCATCAGACCAAACCGTAACCGTTTTGCCCGCAGGAATCGCTACCCCAGAACCTGCAGCGGTGGTGTTTCCGAGCACTGTCGAGTTGTAGATCGTGGCCGTGTAGCTGCTTGCATTGTAGATGGTATAGGTCTTTTCAGCCGGAGGTGCGTACACCGCGAACGCAGCGGCAGTCGTTGTCGTCAAAGCCAACGAGGCGTTACGTGACTGATCTGCCGAGCCGTTGTTGGCGGTTAGTGCTTGGTTTGCAGTAGTAACGGATACAGAGGTGTAGCCAGAAATAGCATCTTCCAGCAACGTACCTAGGTTTGTGTTTGTGGTCGTACCCCAAGTACCGACTTGGTCGCCTGTCGCAATCAGTTGGATGCGTAGATTTGGTGAATATGTAGACATCGCCTATCCTCAGTTCGGGATTTGTGCCCATCCGGGCGATTGTGTTGTTGTAACAGCGGCCCAAGCCGGAGTTTGTGCAGTCGTTATCGCCGCCCAATCAGGCGTCTGATCGGTGTCAATGTTGCCCCAAACATTGACGTATCCTACACGACCTGTGCCATAAACACCAGTGGGGAAGACGTTTGCCTTGGCAATCACCGCGACGGTGCCGACGTAGCCTGTACCGTACACCCCGGTTGGGTAGGCATTTGCCTTAGCCACGACGGATGCTTCGCCCAGCGCAGTGGTTCCGTAAACACCCGTTACGTCAATATAGTTGTTGGTGACCAGCGAAACACTACCCAACTGGGCCGTGGCCGAAACTCCGGTCGGGTAAACGTTTGCTTTGGCAACGACTGTGGCTTCGCCAAGAGCGGTTGTACCGTAAACGCCTGTCAGATCAACAGTAGCGTTGGCACCAACGATGACATCGCCCAAGTACGCCGTAGCGATCGTACCGTCTGGGTAGACCTGCGCAGCAGCAAACACGCTGACCGTGCCCAAAGACGCTGCGACCTCAAAACCCTCGACATCAACGTTGTTGGTGGTACTGAGCGTCACATCGCCGAGTTCTGCAACAGCTATCTCGCCGGCGATGTCGATGTAGTTGTTAGTTACCAGCGAGACGGCACCTACAACACCTTGCGCTGTAACATTTGTCGGGTACACCTCGGCGGTGGCAACAATGCTGACCACACCAATACTGCCTATAGCCTCTTCGCCGCTGACGGATATGACGTTGTTCGTGCTGAGCGTTATGCTGCCGAGTTCAGCGGTGGCTGCCTCACCTGTAACAGGTGCTTGCGCTGCCGCTGCAACAGTGACCGAGTTGAGTGCGGTTGTGCCGATTACCCCTGTAGGGTACATGTTTGCCGTTGCGGTAATCGCAACGCTGTCGAGCGCGGTGGTCGCAAATACCCCGTCTACAGCAACAGTGGCATTAACTGCCGTTGCTGCGATAGACGAAAAAGCGGTAGCGCTAAATGCGGCATCTGCAAACACGCGTTACCTCACTTCCCTAACCCGGAAAAAGGGCATTTACGCTGTTCGCGTTTTGCGGCTGCGTCTTTGTATTTTTTGTACGTGCCCGAAAACGATATAGATCGCGCTGCCGCATTTCTACGTTGCCACTCCTCGCGGGAAACCACGTGACAGCGAACAGACACTTCGCGCTCTGTAATCGGAAGCAGCTGGATTGCAGGAGACCCAAAAGCCAAACTGTGCACGCGAACAGTGTCCGTTTTCCTAAAAAAAGCGTTTACGTTTATTGCGTGTTGGTGCTTGAACTCCAAAATGCCGGGCGGAATAATCACGTCGTGTGGGTTTTCTGTATTCCAAATACACTGCAGCAACTGCCATTTAATGTCGGACGTACTGAACCCGAGCCAAGGAGACACCAGCTTTAAGTGCGAAAACTCACGCTCTGGCAAAAAAGAGCCACGTTGCCAACCGGGATGCGGTACTGCCTCTGACACATTATCCGAGTAGGCCCACCTAAAATCAGGGCTGTTTAACGGAGAAGTCTCGATGTTGCAATCTGCCCACATGGGCACAATAATGCCTGATCGGTATTGGTCGATTAACCCTGCGCAGCCTTTTATCGTAGGGATTGGGTGAATGCTGCCCGGCACGGTTTCGGTTTTCTTCAAACCTCTCCACCAGTCCGGGTAAAAAGTATTGCTACTGCTCGGTTGCGCGGTGTCGTAAACCTCTTGCCTCCAAGTGTATAAGTCGAGAACTACCTTCGACCGCAATATATTAAAAACGCTCAGCATTAAATGCTCCACACCGCTGTTGGTGCATCCGGCCATACGGGCGATACAACTGGCGTAAGTGCGTATGAACGCATTATTGCGCGGTAGGCATCGAACTCGCTCTTGTTCACTAGACTGCCGACGACATCCGCAAGCTGTGTCCAATCTGTTTCTTCCAAACGCTGCTTAGCCGTGTCTTCGCACAATTTAAGTAGCGTCGCCTCAGTGTCTTCCGGGGCAGGAGCATTTGCGGCGTCGTGTGCGAGCTGCCACACATCCAACAAGGGCTGGAAGGCAGCCAAGCTATCCAGCGTTGTGTTGTGTTTTTTATAGCCCGAAGCGTCCGTAACGTACTCTACTTCGCCGGCAGTGCCGTACCATTGCACTGCGTGAATATCGGCGGGGAGTGCTTGAAAGTCCAACCCGTTGTACGCAACATTGTCGACTGCCACAAGCCGGTCTGGGGCAATAATAGTAACGCGCATGATCAACCCTCAATAACTTTAATGGGTGTGCCCTGTTGTGTAGCCGCAAGCAGTACTTGGTGGCTAACCTCTGTCGCTTTAACCATCTCGTTTCTGAAAGACTCTACTGCAGCGCCTGTCTGGCGTTGCATTTGGCTGTTTTCGATCATCAAGATGGGCATCCACGCAATAGCGCATCCCCAATCATCTACCTGTTCTCCCGTGTTAGGGTTTGCCCCTGCTACTTTCAAAAACCAAGCACAGTCCAGCTTTTTGCAAGGCTCGAAGTTGTGCAGAGGGCAGTTGTCTTTGGGTTCAATTCGCATTCCACTTTCCTTCCGGGCATTTGTTTGTCAAGGCCAGCAAGCGTATTGCACACCCGCACAAGGCGCAGGTTGCTACCACCTTTTGTTCGCGGTTTGTACAAGCGCTACAAACCGCCAGTTTTGCTAGGTAGTCCACGCATCAGTCCTTGCTGGCAAGAATAACATCAACGTACTGCACCGCCAAGTCTATCGCTGTCCCGGAGAATGTGTGCGTGTGGGCATCTTGTGTGTGCGTATGCGCGGTGCCTGTGAACGAGTGCGTGTGTGCGTTTTGTGTGATTGTTGCTGCATTTCCGCTGAATGAGCCGGAGCCAGAACCACTAAACGAGTGGTTGTGCGAACCACTTGAGCCCGTGCTGCTCGTGTAATCCAAATCCGCCTGCGCACAACATGTAGGCCAGCGCGCGACCTGATAGCCGTAGTTGCCGACGTTTGATGCCGTGCCGTAGTAGCCGTCTTGGGCATCCCAAATGCGCAGCATGCCGCCCAAGTGGTTGTGACTTGGCATGGTGCTGGAATCCAGCGTGGTCGATCCTACTGAACCGGATACCGATACCGATACCGAACCAGAAGGTGTGTAGGAAAGGTTTGTTGCCGTAGTACTGCCGACCGTACCTGCAGCGGTTGTGTTTTGGTTCGTCGCCGTGGTGCTTGAGATCGTGCCCGAAACGCCTTTAGAGGCAAACGCCGTAGTGAACGCTACGGTACCACCTGAGCTGGCGGTTCCGCTGACAACACGTAGCGCCTTATTGTCGTGTGCCACAGACTTCGTCCACCCTGTTGGGGCGGCGGTCTGGGCAAACATCATCACGGTACCACTCGGGAACGCCGAAGGTGCTGCCCCACTGGCCGCAGCCGTGACACGCCCTTTAGCATCCACTGTCACAGTAGAGTACGTGTAGGTGCCGGCAGTCACTCCGCTGTTGGCTAGTGTTGCCGCTGCCGACACGTTTGCCGTACCGTTAAAGCTCGGGCTTGTGTAAGAGACATCGCCAGTCATCCCTATGGTTCTACCAGTTGCCAACGCTGTAGCCGTAGCTGCGTTACCCGAGCAATCTGAAGCCGTCGTGGCAGTCGTGGCGTTACCAGACAGCGTAGCGGTGATCGTACCAGCAGAGAAGTTGCCAGAAGCATCACGAGCCACAACCTTAGAAGCGGTATTGGTAGCTGTGGCATCAACCGCAAAAGTCTGAGCTGCGCCGCCGTTATACGCACTGCCCGTCAGGTAAGAACCCGGAGTCAGCGAGTACGTCACAGAGCCCGCAGACGTAGCGTAAGCTGCGTTGCCCGAAATGTTGCCGGAGATGGCCGAGCCGGGGATCGTGGTTGACGCCGTCATGGCGCTTGTGCCGTTGCCGTACACGTAGCCAGTCAGGGTCGTTGCGCCAGTACCGCCGTTGGCAACAGCCAAGGTACCTGTGATGTGGGTCGTCAGACCGATCTTGCCGTAGCTAGGAGCCACGCCCACGCCGCCGGAGATCAGGGCATTGCCGGTGGCCACATCAGCCAAGCTGGCCAGAGTACCCGAAGCCGAGGCGTAGACAATGTCGCCCGTGGTGTAGCTTGTCAGGCCAGTGCCGCCGTAGCCAACACCGACCGTGGAGGCCGTCCAAGTGCCTGCTGTCAACGTGCCAACACCTGTGATACCCGTGTAAGAGCCAGACAGACGGCCTGAAGGCAGTGTGCCCGAGCTAATGTTGGCAGCGTTGGTGGTGTCCGTGGTGGCTGAAGCCGCCAGACCAGATACCGCCCCAGCCGCGATTGCAATAGCCGTGTTTGTAGCTGAAGTTACTTGACCCTGCGCGTTAGTAGTTAGCACCGGGACAGAATTAGCAGTGCCGTAGGTGCCCGCAGTGCCTGTGTTTGTAATACTGAACTGCGTACCCGACAGCGTAAGCCCGGTACCTGCAGAGTAAATTTGCGCTGCACTGATCTGCGTAAACGTAATTGCGGTTGTACCAAACGTAATCACACCGGGCGTATTACAAGCATAGGTCTCGCCCGCACCATCGCCCTCTTGAACAAAGAAAGCAGAGCCTTGATCCAGTGCGTTGGGATCGTTTACACCGTAAGAATCTGCGTCCGTTGCCCGAGTAAGCACCCAGTTGGTTGTGCTAGAACCTAGATCAGTGATGGTATAGACACCGTTTTGAAGTGCGCTCGTCTGGTTGTAGACGAGTACGCGGTCATTCAGGTTCCAGCTTACACCGCCGTAAGCAAAGGCTGCTTGCGTGCCTGCATTAGTCAGTGTCGCACCGACCCCTGAAGCTCCGTTGTTGTACGTGACAGTTAGGTTACCTGTAGTGTCGGGAACCTCGCCGCGAACCGGCAGATGGTAATCGATCGCGGTAGTAGCAACGGTGTCTACATACGTTTTGTTGGCGATGTCAGTGCCAGCAGACGGTGTTGCTGAAACAGTTCCGGAGGTTAGTGCTGCCGCAGTGGCCGAAAGGCTGTCTACGTTAATGGTTCCGTAAGCGGCATTCGCCACTTTGTTGTCGATACCCTCATACACTGCCATCTCTGCCGGATAGGTGATGAACACCTCTTTGGTACCAGCAGAAAAATCCACTGCCGCCCCGGCATTAGAGGAAGCCATGATCGACGTACGACTGAGCGTATTGCCGGAAAGGGTAAACGTGCCGTAGCCAACCTCCCACTCGTCCTCAAACCCTGTAGCCGTATTGTGGATACAGTAGTAAACAACCGAGCCGGTAGGGATGCACGACGCAAACGTGCGATACCCGTCATAGGCGGAGCCGGACAGGGTGAAAGTCCCTGTACCAGTCGTAGCCGCCTGCTCCCTTACGCGATCCTTCAGTACGAGGGCCATGGCGACCCCCTATTAAGCGATGCGGATGATGGCGCTGGAAGCGTCAGCAGTCGGGAAGTTGATCGTGAAGTCGCCTGCCGTAGAGGTCTTGTCCCCGCCGAAGTCCAGAACTGCAACCGAGGGGTTCGTCGTGCCGTTGGCCAAATAGATCAAAGCGCCGCGAGCGGTGATGGTAGCCGTGCTCCAAGTCGTGTTGGCGAAGCTCAAATAGGCTGTGGTGCCAGACGAAGTCGGGTTTGTGCTGATGGTCAGCGTGTTGCCACCAGCAGTGTAGCCCGTGCCGGAAGTTTCGTTGGACGACGAGTACGCTGTCGTAGAAGCATCCAGAGTGGCAGAGCTGGTGAACAGCGCGATTTTGAAAACTTGAGACGTGCCGCTAGAAAAGTCAAAGGTACCGTCGAGGATACCGACTTTGAAGCTGGTGCACATTGCCTGAGAAATTGCCATGACGGCCCCCTAAAAGTTAAGTTACAGCGACTCGAACCTGCCCAGAACGGTAGGCATCTTGTCGTTCCAACCCATCGCCAAGGCGTTTGGCCAATGCGACAGCTTCTTTGTACTTTGCATCGTACAACTGAATCATGTCCGCCTCACCCTTCATGAAGGTGTAGGCTTCGACAAGCGACCCGTACAACAGCACGGTGTCAAAATTATCCCCCAACCACGACGTGCCTGCATCAACAATCGACTGTGGGTAGAAGTAGTAGTGCAGCTCGACAGCGTAGTTTGCATCCGGTGTCGGGCCAAGAATGAAGGTCAGCTCATCCTGCGCGGTGGACTGCGGTCCGAACAGCGCGTAGTATTTTGGCAGTCCCGTGCTGGTAGGCGATGGGTACGCCTGACGGATGAAGTTTACGTCCTTGTCCAGCAAGTACTCGTAGTTACCATCGGCATCAACCACGGCGATCGAATACGAAGCCAGAAAGTCGGTCGGGCAAGCCAGATACTTGTTGTTGATCGTGGCCGTACCGGTCACGTTCTTGCGCAGGGACGGAAACTGCACGGAGTTGTAAATACGCTGCTCAGCCTGCTGCACAAACAGCGGAATGTTGTCCACGAACTCCTGTTCGTAGTTTTGCGTGTACGACTGGATCGCCGCAGACAGCTCAGCGTAGTTCATTACATCACCCCACCATTGGCCCAAGGCACAGACGTCGCCCAAATCTGGACGTTCTGCTTGGCCTGCCACGGGCTGCCACACGCAGTGCACACGCCGGTCTCGACTTCGTGGTCGCTAACAGGGTCTTCACAGACGGCACAAAGCACCTCGACAACATGCCGAGGTTCCACCACGCCGTCACCCAGATCACGGGCAGCTACTTCTAGCTTCATGCCATCGGGCCTCGGGCCATGGTGCCCTTGGTGGCAGCGCCAGTGCCACGGATTTTGATGCCCGTGGTTTTGACACCCTTCTCAGGGTAGCCGTTGTTGCCCAAGCTGTTTTTGTTCGGCTGGGGCTGCTTGTATTTCTGATCTTTTTTGGTCGCCATTTAGGACTCCTTGTGGCTCAAGCCACGCTAACCGTAACTGTACCAACATTTCCTGTTGCCACCAAGTCATTTGGGGTCATGCCGTCGTCAAAAAGCCTTGCCCCACCAACCGGGTTCCAACCCCACTGAATCACGCGACTGCCTTCGCCACGGCTACCGTCGGGCAAAATACCGGACGTGTAGTACGACGTGTCCCTACGCGGGTTGCGCAGAGCCTGTGGATCGTCAACCGGGTACATGCCCAGCTGCAGCTGCGGGTGATCAGGGTCCCAGCACTCATTGCAGACCAGCGCGTTGTACTGCTTGGTCTTGATGATCTCCGTGCGCAGCTCGGTCAGCTTGAATTGAAAGCCACAGCGATCGCATATGGCGATCGCATTTTTACCCGAGGCAAACCGGTTGCCCATTAAGTGCCGCTCCCCAAATACATCCGGCGGGGCACAAAGCGAACGGCCGCTTTTTCACGGTCTTCAGACGCAGCCAAATCCCACGCCTCGTCGTACTGAGCCTTCAGAATCGGCAAACGTTCTGCACCACCGGGCACCTTCAGCGCCAAGTAGTACGCCAGACCCGCGACCATACACGGGATAAAGCGAAACGGAACATCCATGGTGTTAACGCCATTGCCAGCATCGTCAATACGACGCATGCGCCAATACACAAAAGTGTAAGGCTGGCTATTGTCTGGAACAGGCCAGACAGTAATGCGAGGGGTTTCCTGAAGACGCTCGATCCAAACCTGAATCGGTCGGCCTTGGGAGGTCTTGGTCGGGATGGTTGCGTAGGTAGAAACACTGATGCGCGTGATGTTCAGGTCGGACTGCGTGGTGCCAGAGCCCGTGCGAATCACGTGCTCCAACAGATCAACGGTGTCCGACGGCAGGTTGTACGTGGCAGTGCCCGCAACCAAGGAGATCGAGCCTTGCTCAAACGTCCACATGTTCACGCCACGGTTTGCCCAGTCAGCAAACAGTAGATTCAACGAGCGACGAGCCGTCTTGAGGTCGTATCCCGTGCGCATCTCGGAACCGACGCGCTCAAAGGCCTCCTCGACCAGCTCGGTCAAGTCCAGATTAAAAGCGGTGGTTCCTGATGTTGCCATGTTACTTCATACCTTTGAGGGTCTGGGCCAGACGTGCGCGTTGCCCCATTTTACCGGGAGCCTTCGCCGCTTTGGCCAGCTTCTTGGCAGGGATCGTCTCACCCTTCTTGACGCCCAGAGACTCGCGCAGAGCCCCGGGCTTCTTGATAGCGTCTTTGATCCAGTTGCCTTTGGCCATACCGCCTTTGGCGTACATCTCGACCTTGTTCGGATCATCCTTGCGGGTGATCGTCTTGGCCTTGGGCATCTTGCTCGGGTTTACGGCACCCATGCCACGACTGGCCAGCATGATTACACCATGCGGCCTTTGGTCTTGCCCTTGATAGCGACGCCGTCAATCGCGCCGCCCTTGGCGTACTTCTTGACTTCGCCACCACACTTCAGGCCTTTGTGCGCCTTGGAAGCGGGCTTGGCTGCGTGAGCGGCCAGAGCGGATTTAGCCATGTCGGCCTTAGCCATGCCACGACCTTCTTTCATCATCATTTTGCCTTCGGATTTCATATCGTCACCTTTACAAGTTAAGGGTTACTCGTCGCTTGCACCACTCTTCGCACGCCCCGTCCACCCGCGCACAGTGTCGGTCTCCCAGATGCGGATGCCAGTCCACACAATCGTAAAAACTGCAGCGATTGAAGGCAACATTTCAACTAGGGTGCCCAGCACCGTAAACACCGAAATGGCATCGACGACGTGCTTGGAGCTTTCAGAGAGTTCGTTTTTCATATCAGCACACCTCGTGTGCCTCACGGTACGCATCCCATTTAGGGCTGTCTACCGAAGCATATAGATACTGCGCTGCAAACTCAAGCAATGTCGGGTCGTCCCGAAAATGCCCCAGCCCACGATTGCAGTGGTTACACAACATACCGCGCACTTTGCCTGTCACATGGTCGTGGTCTACAACCAGCGGCCCTTCGGCCCCACAAATAACGCACTCATGCGTAGTCGCTTTAATCTCGTGCAATTTTTCGTCAGAAATAACAGCACGAAACTTACCACGGCAGTTTGCGTTTCGGTAGGTTGCGCGGCATGCGCGGCACCAGCTGTCTAGTCCGTTGCGTTTTTTGTTATGCAGCGGAAAAAACTCCGGCGTTGCGGGTTTCTCCGTATGGCAGCGTGTGCAGCTCAGCAGTTCCATGCCTTCAAAGACAACGCTTTACGCGTTGGCTTACCCTTAGTGTCTTTCATAGGGCCGGGCATGCCGGACATCCTTGCACAGAAAGAGTCGCGGCGTTTGGCGTCTTTTTCCGTTTTCGGGTGTGGTGCTGGCGCTTTCAATCCCGGCTTGCCGGGGTTCGCCTTGTTGTAGGAAGCCCGTCCCTTGGCGTTCAAGCCGCCTTTGGGGTTCTTGCCTTCCTTGCGCTGCCATGCGGGTGACTTAGCCATAGAACACCGTCACAGATGCAACGTTTGTCACATCCACGTAGACGTCCGTGTAGAAGCGAACGCCCTCACCGGGCAGCAGCACGTTGTGCAGGCCGGCCACAGCAGGAGTGTTCACGGTAATACGAGCAGAGCCAGACGAACCACCGTCCTTGAGCACCACGGAACCAGCAGTAGCGCTGGTCGTCACCGTAATGCCTTTGATACGCGTGGGCTGAGAGACCATCGTACCGTCAGCGGTGGCCGTCGCACTTAGTACGTCGGTTTGCATCGTCATGGGATGCTCCTATTAAGCGCCAGCAGAGACTTTGAGTGTACCGGCGTCATTCCACAGACGGCCTGCAACGGCGGGGTCTTCCGTGGGTAGGGCACTCATAGAGATGGAAGCGTTGGTCAGGGAGACGACGCCAGAAGCGGTCAGGGTAGTGGCAGCAACAGCGCCAGTGACAGCGCCAGTGACAGCGCCAACAAAGCCGTTGGTCGAGGTGACCGGGCCGGAGAAGGTGGTAGAAGCCATGATGATTCCTCACATGCGATTTTGGGTGTAGCCGTCTGCATGTCGTCTGGCCGGGACCAGTCTGCTACACCGGGGACCCCGGATTGAAGACACTATACAGCGAACTCAGAAAAAAGAAAAGGGGCCGAAGCCCCTTTTCCGTGGACGGCCGGGAACCCCCGACCCAGCCTATCAGGACGAACCCGAAGAGCCCCACATACCCAGAGGGTCAGACCAGCCGAAGCTGTAACGCTCGCGGGCCTTGTAACGCACGTTGCCGGTGTCGAAATCGCCGTCCATGGAGGTGGACAGAGCAACACGCTCGAAGTGCTTCAGACCGTTGGGCACGTCAGTGGTCAGGAACCAAGCGTTGCTGTCGGTCAGGAAGTTGTTGACGGTGTAGCCACCAGAGATGGTGCCCATGGCCTTCAACGCGTTGATGTCGTTGTCGGCGGTAGCAACACGCAGCTCGGTATCCAGCAGACGCTTGGCCGTGAACATCAGAGCAGGTGGGATCACCAGCTTGACTGGCTTGGCAGCAATCAGCAGACCACGTTCGTCGGTCCACGCAGCGATTTGGATCGTAGCGTTTTCCATAGCGGTTTCGTTCAGGTCGGTACCGGTAGCGGGGCTGTTGTAGTTCACGCCGCCGCCAACCAGAGGGTGACCAACGCGGGAACCGCCAGAGCTCACGCCGAACAGGGACATGCCGTCGCCACCGAGGTAGGACTGGCTGAAGCCGTTGTTCAGGACAGAGGCAGCCTTCACTTGCTTGGTGTAAGCCATAGCACGGGCCAGAGCCTTGGTGTAGCGGGCAGACAGACTGTCGTACAGGTTGTCTTCCACTGCTTCTTCAGTGATGGAGAAGCCCAGAGCGATGGTCTCGTGGGTGTAGCGAGCGGTGAACGCTTCTTGCGCGTTGTCGTACGCGATCGAAGAGCCTTCGGCCTTGACGGGAGCAGAACCGAAGCCGGACAGCTTGGTTTCTTCTTCAAAGCTACGCTCCGATTTCTCGGTTTCGTAGATTTCTTTGTGTTGCTCGCCGTAACGGGCGTACTCCATGCCGAACAAAGCGTTCAGGCCGGGGAGCAGCTCTTTCAGGAGTTGGGAACGAGAAATAGCCATGATTTAGCTCCTTAATTACAGGCCAACGGCGTTGGTCAGGCTGTGGTAGCCGGGGTTGAACTTCACCAACACGTCGGGGTAGCTGTCGCTTGCAGGAGAAACGAAAGACACGATGCGGAAGGCGGCAGTGGTGGTCACAACAGTGGCGTCCAGTGCAGAAGTGGAGTTGCCAGTCTGGGTAGAACCAGTGCTGGTGCTCTGAGCAGCTGCAAAGAAGGTGTTGGTACCGATGACGGTCTGCGCGGCGGAGCCGTCCAGCTGTGCTTGGAACAGCACGTTTGGATCGTCCACAACGTAGGCAATGATCGGACCGCCGTTGGCAGTGCCAGACGGGTAGTACTGCGACCAGATTTGTTGGCCTTGAGCGTTGACGTAGGAGCAACCCACGAACACACCAATAGCGCCGGTCAGGGTACCGTTGCCGGGGAACGAGTTGGTCGTACCGTCAGCGCCAGTGCCAGTGGCCAGAGCAATGTAGCCGTCCGAACCGATGAACACGACCTGACCGTAGAACAGGTTGGTCGCCTCGCCGGCGGGATCAATCAAGTACTGGGAGGTAGCGCCAGCGTAGGGCATACCATCAGCACGCTTTACGGGTTTCAGACCGTAGGGAGAAGCGGTGTTAGCCATTTAGGCCTCCTATGTTACTTTGAACCTGAACCAAAACCCCCGCGTGTGCTGCTGGACTTTCGGTCCGAGAACAGCGGCATACGAGGATCATTGTTTCGCAAGAAGTTGTTGTCTACAGAAGCCATCTGAGCTTCGGCCTGACGGTGGTAGTAATCATCACGGGCAGCGGCTTGTTCTTTGGACATTTTGCAGAGCATCAGTCCGCCGATTTCGACGTTACCTGTTTTCTCATTACCTTGCAGCATCAGCTCGGGGTGGTCGACAGCCTTGACCGGTTCCCAGCCTTCGCGCATCTTGGTAGACACGTTGGTTGCTTGGGCTTCACCTAGCACGTGTGTCGCAATCCAGCGGTACACGTAACCGGGTTCAGGGGTCGGGTCTGGCAACGCGCTCGGAGGCACATAGACAGCACGGGCAGATTTTTCGCGGGACACGAGGTCACGGGGTGTACGGTTTTCAGCCATTCGATTTCTCCAGTTTTGCTACTTGTTCAGCGTATTGCTGCGGGGTCAAACCAAACTTCTTCGCCAAGGCGACTTGGTGGGGAGTCAGTTGTACCTTTCGAGGACCTGCGGACCGGGCCGCTGGAGCCACAACAGTTGCGGGCTTCTTGGAGCCATCGCCGGACTTCGGCTTGTCTTCCTCTCCGAAAAACTCGCGGAAGGTCGACTTGATGCGAGCGTCAATTTGCTCGAAGTAACTGTCGGAGCGGGGGTCTACCCCGTTGTTCACCAGCTTTTGATGGAGACCCAACGCAAAGCTGGTCATTTCTTCGTATCCCGGCGCACCGAACCACTGGTTTTTTGCCTGCCAGCGCAGCGTCTTTTCGTCCATTTGCGGACGGGATACTTCAGTTGCTTGCTGTTGTACCGGTTTTTCTTCCGGTTGTAAAGCGGGTGCACGGAAATTTTTTGCACTCGCCACTTTCATCTTGGCTTCGAGCAGGGCTTCTTGGGCTGCAATGATTGCATCCGTATCGAAAGCCTCTGTCGCTTCCTTGAGTTTACGCTTGGCTGCTTCGACTTCCGTTTCGGCCAACTGAACCTGTGAAGCCGCGTACTGCTCGGACCCGCTGGTCACGTACTGGCGCAGCTTCTGGTTCTCTTCGTGGATGCGCTGCGCAAAGGCCTCAAGCTCCGCTTTCTCGCGGGCCAGCGCTTCCTTGGCACGTCGCTCGTCGTGGCGCGCATGCGTCAACTCCTTGATGCGTTTCTTGACGCCGTCGGAGTAGCTGTCGATTTCTTCGTCCGTCGGGTCTGCGACTTCTCGCTCCAACGGCTTTCGGCCTCGATCTTTTTCAGGTGTGTCGTCAATGATTTCGACTTCTACGTCGTCACCAGTTGCGCCAACCTTTACCTCAAGATCAGTGTTCTGACCTTGCTCGATTTGGACGTTGTCGTCCTGTTCGTCTGGGAACTTAAATTCCGACATCGACTACTCCTTTATGCGCGGGTCAAACCGCGAGGGTCTTGAACAACGGCATCAATCTGGTCATCGTTGAGCAGACGGAACTCCTTGCCGAAGATTTTGAATCGCGTACCGGAGTAGGTACGCACGAGCACAAAGTCGCCCTCCTTGCACCAAGCACCGCTTGGGAATTTGGTCGTGTCTTTGTACGCATCTGGTCCGACTTTCAGCACAAACAGCACCGTGGTGGCGTGCTCTTCGGTCTTCATGAACGAGTCGGCTTTGACGATGTTTGAGTTCTCGTACGTTTCGGAGACATCAGGAACAACACAAAGAATTTTCCAGCCTGTAGGTTCGGGCAGCGACTTGGCTTTGTCCTCGGGGGCAATGCTCTCGTCTTGCTCTTCTTTGGGTTGGATCGCTTTTGGCAAAGAAATGCCGGGGGGCAGGATCAATCCTGATTCACTCATCTGAGTTCTCCAATTTCTGCACAAGGTCAATGATGTAACGCTCTGCTTGGGCTAGGCCTTGAATCACCCCACAGAGTTTTTGGTACTCGTCAAAGTTGCGACAGATGCCTCCGGCGAGGTCATCTGCGTAGTTGTTCATGTCCTTGCGTATTTGTTCGCGCAATACGCGTGCGAAGTCTTGGACCATGCTTATTTCTTACCTTTCGGTGGTTGGTTGCGGGCGGCAGCGGCTTGCTGGCGGGACTTGGCAATGTCAATGCCCATCTTGACACCGTCGCGTTGCTGGTCGGCCGACAGACGTTTTTCTGCCTGCGTGGCCTGTTGGCCAGCTTTGAAACCTTCGAGCTGCAGCTTGGCCGCCACTTCCTGTTTCTTGAGTTCGAGCTCGTCTGCGCGCGCAGCTGCGTCGATCTGGATTTTCTTGTCCTTGAGCTGCAGCTCGCCCTGCTTGATCTGCAGTTCTTGCTGTTGCATCTGGATGACAGGGTCTTGGGCCTGCTGGGCAGCCTGCTGCTGGGCAGCCTGTGCTTGGTTTTGCTGCAGAACCTGCTGAGCGGCTTGGGCCATCATGTTCGACAGTGCCAGCTCGATCTGAGGAGGCAGCTTCTCGTCTTCGGGCGGCAGGGGCATGCCCAGCTGCTGCTCGATCTTCTGACGGTAGGCGAAGCCAACGTGCTCGGCAATGTGTGCCTGCATGGCCGCCATCATCTGCTGCGCCTGCGGGTTCTGGCCGACCAGCTGCATGATCACAGGGTCCTGCATGGCAGACATGTGTACCTTGATGTGGGCCTCATGGTCTTGGTACTGGAACGCCTTGACCGGCTCGCCCTTGAGCACGCACTGGTTCTCGGTGACCGGGTCACGAGGCTTCTGGTCTTCCGGCAGCGGCACCAGCTTGTCAGCGTTCTTGATGCCCAGAACCTCCAGCATGCCACGGTGCAGCTTGGGCAGGTCGTACAACTGCGGGGCTGCTTGGGCCAGCTGGATCACAGCCTGATACTGAACAACGCGCTGAGACAGGGTGGCGGCATTGGGGTCGCTGACCGGCAGGATGTCGACGTGGTCGTAGTCAGACTGCTTGACGCGAGGGCCTTCTTCGCCGTCTGGCTCGTAGTTGTACTCATCGTCTGTGTAATCACGGATGATGGCGGCCAGCAGCTGCAGTTCTTGCTTGAGGCTGTAGTGCACACGGGCCTGAACAGCCGTCATCACCTTGAGCTGGCGCTCCAGCAAAGCCAGAGTCGTGCCCACCGGTGCCTGCGCAGACATGTCTGCAACCTTCATGTCGGCCGTGGCTGCAAAGCGACGACCTTCTTCCACGATGGTGTTCAGCAGGTTGTACAGGGTTCCCGACGGCTCTTTGTAAGGCAGCGGAAGGATGTTGTCTCGGATGTTGCCGGAGCCGATGTCAACATCCCGGAACTCTCCGGGAGCAATTGGTGTGTCATCGCCCTTGATCCGTAGACCGCGACTCTTGAGACCGCCGGGAAGGTTGGACAGCGTACCAGCGTCGATCAGCTGACGCATGAGGCTGGTAGCCGAATTCGCAAAGCCACCGATCAGGTGGAACAGGCCAAAGCCATAGGCGCCGAAGCCGGGGATGTATTGGTAGTGCACGAAGTGCTGGCGCTTGAGGCGCAGCTCGTCAGACTCTTTCCAGTTGCGGCGGATGGCCAAGACTGTGTTGGTGCCACGGATGTACGTGAACACGTACGGCAGCATGATCTCGTTCTCGTCGGACAGCGGGTCGCCCTTGATCAGCAGGTCAACGTTGCTTTCGCACAACGTGAACCGGTCGTCGTTGAGGTCTTGGAACCCAGTCTCTTTGTTCTTGGCTTGGTTGATCGCGTCGATGGCCTTGTCGGGCTCACCAATGTCAACGTCTCGGTAGAAACCCGCAGCTTGGAGCTTCTTGATCTCGTTCTTGGTTTTACGCATCACGTGGGTGACGCGGTAGCAAGTCTGGATGTCCGAGGTGCCGTACGGCAGGATCACGTCCTCGGCCGGGATGAAGATCGACACCTGACGGTTGAGGCTGGGGTCGAAATAGACTTTCTTGAACGCAGAGCCGGTAGCGGGCAGCGACCA